ATTTTGTCAACAGAAATTCTTGCAGAAATCAACCGCGAAGTTGTTCGTACAGTCTATGCTACAGCAAACGTCGGCATCCTAGGAGCTGCAACAGCAGCATTCAACCTATCAAGCAACACTGATACATCAGGTCGCTGGCAGGTAGAAAAGTACAAGAGCCTCCTATTCGCAATCGAACGCGCAAGCAACAAGATCGCGAAGGATACACGTCGTGGTAAGGGCAATCTCCTCATCGTTTCAACCGATGTGGCTTCAGCTCTTGCAATGACAGGTCTTCTTGACTATAACTCAGCACTATCAAACAACACCAACCTAACTGTTGACGATACAGGCAATACCTTCGCAGGTACGCTATTCGGACGCATTAAGGTTTATGTTGATCCATATTCTGTAGCAAGTTCAGACTATGTCGTAGTCGGATACAAGGGCAGCTCACCATATGACGCTGGCTTGTTCTACTGCCCATACGTTCCTCTACAGATGGTACGTGCTATCGACCCAGACAACTACCAGCCAAAGGTTGGATTCAAGACTCGCTACGGCATGGTCGCAAATCCATTCGCACAAGGCTCAGGAAGCGGTACAATCGCAACAGGCGAGAACTACTACTACCGTAAGTTTGCTGTGTTGAACATCAACCAGTAATAATTTGCCAACTTAATAAAAATAATAAGGCAATGTGACTGAGGGGGGAGACGAAAGTCTCCCCCTTTTTTATTACCTAAATAATTTGATACAGAGGAATAACGATGACTGTATTAAATAGAAATCCAATTAACACAGATTTGCTACAAAGCACAAAGTTTCGCGTGACGTTCTCGCGACTTCCAGGTGTTACATACTTTTGTAACAGTGCAAATCTTCCAGGAATCTCTCTTACTGAAATTCCTATGCCAACGCCATTTGTGGAGTTATATTTGCCTGGAGAAAAGGCAATCTATGACACGTTTAATATTACGTTCTTGGTTGACGAAGACTTGCGTGCATGGACAGAATTACATGACTGGATTCGAGGCGCAACGTTCCCTACAAATTTTGAAGAATATGTCAATCTTGCGCGCACAAACCCAGCACCAAATCTTCGCGCAATACAAACACGCCCAGCAGTGTACTCAGATGCAACCCTGACAATTTATACAAACAAAAACAATCCAAATTTCCGCGTAAAATTGGTCGACCTGTTCCCTACAACTGTTGGCTCGTTGTCGTTTGCTTCAGGAGACAGCGCTGAGAATATCATAACCGCTGATGCAACTTTTAGATTCTCATACTTTAACTATGAGAGAATTTGAGTAACCCATTCATCTTCGACATAGTCTATTATATCTCTTACAGCCAACCAGTCAAACTATTGCATATAGTTGCTTTTTATCTAGCATTTTTATATAATAAACTATCTTTTTTATGCGAGATTGTTTATGGAAACTCCTCCATTAGATGAAATTATCAAACAATGGGAAAGAGACAGTGAAGTTGATTCAACCGAGCCAGGCAAAGAGATCATTCGTATTCCGTTGCTACACAACAAGTATAACAAATACTTGTCATTGCACAATCTGTCAGCACGCAAATGTGCTCTTGAGTTCAATCGAATCAAAAAACTCAAGTGGGAATACTACACAGGCAAAATGGACCAAGAACAACTTGATTCGTTGGGTTGGGAACCGTTTCGGTTTACTCTAAAGTCAGATATCGCTGTATATATTGACGCAGATGATGATCTAAACAAACTCAAGCGCAAGCAATCTTATCACGAAGAAACAGCCAAGTTTTGTGAAAACGTTATGAAAGAACTAAATGCTAGGACTTATCAGTTGCGCGCATATATGGACTGGGAGAAGTTCATTCAGGGTGCTCGTTGATGTGTGATGTAAAGGTTGAAAAACTTAATAACATCTATGTGCAAGTAAACGCAGAAGATGGTATTCTTCAAGAGATGTCAGAATTTTTTACATTCTCGACTCCAGGATATCAATTTTCACCAGCATTCCGCAATAAATATTGGGACGGCAAAATCAGGCTGTTGAATCTCCGTACCAAACAAATTTATGCAGGTCTCGAACGCTATATTCGAGAGTTCTGTAAGCAGAGGAATTATTCATATGAATTCGACGAAGAAAAGGAAGTCTTTCCGATCGACACGAAGAACCTTGCAACTGCTCTCTCGCTTTCGATGGAGCCAAGAGATTATCAGTATCTTGCGTCTAGCGTCGGACTTACAAAAAAAAGAACTGTACTCGTATCACCGACCGCGAGTGGCAAGTCGCTTATAATCTACATGATGATTCGCCACCTGTTGAACACAGGTAAGAAGCGCGGATTGTTAATTGTCCCAACGATTAATCTAGTCACTCAGATGTATAGTGACTTTGAAAACTATTCATCTAAGAATGGTTGGGATGTAAGTAAACACTGCCAAAAAATTTATGGTGGCGAAAGTAAGATTCCAGAAACAGATTTGATTATTTCTACATGGCAGTCTATCTATGAGATGCCTAAGAAATACTTTGCGCAGTTTGATTTTATCATCGGTGACGAAGCGCATACATTTAAAGCCAAGTCATTGACAGCAATCATGACTAAACTTATCAACTGTGATGTGCGTGTTGGCACCACAGGTACACTTGATGATAGCAAGGTTAACAAACTTGTTCTTGAGGGATTGTTCGGTCCAGTCTTTAAAGTCATCACAACAAAAGAACTCATTGACCGCAAACAACTCGCCGACTTTAAGATCAAGTGTATTGTTCTAAAATATCCAGAAGCAGTTTGTAAAGCAGTCAAAGGATTTACTTATCCTGACGAGATGAACTTTCTGACGCAGCACGAAGGAAGAAATCAGTTTATCGTAGACTTGGCATTAAATCTAAAAGGCAATAGTTTAATTTTATTTACTTATGTCGAGAAACACGGTAAAATACTATTTGAATCACTAACGAATAAAGACAAGAAACGAAAGATCTTTTTTATTCATGGTGGCGTAGAAGCAGAAGATCGCGAGGCTGTAAGGCATATTACTGAAAAAGAAAACGATGCGATTATTGTAGCGAGTTACGGAACGTTCTCCACAGGCGTGAACATCCGCAACCTACATAATATTATATTCGCCTCTCCGACAAAGAGTAGAATACGCAGTCTACAGTCTATCGGTCGCGGTCTACGTTTAGGTGACAATAAAGATACTGCAGTTCTTTATGATATTGCTGACGATTTGAGGTATGGTCCCTACACAAACTTTACGCTCAAACATTATGAAGAAAGAGTGAAGATTTACAGCGAAGAAAAGTTCGTGTTTACAACATCTAATGTAAGGATAAACTAATGCCAGAAACAGAATTAAAATTTGTCAGGTTAAAGAGCACTGACGATTTAGTTGGATATGTTACACATTATGATAATTACATTGTAATCGAAAAGCCATTAAGAATTGATATTGAAACATATCTTGAAGAGAATCGACAAATTCTTTCTCTACAAGAATATTTGCCTCAGGCTGTTATAGATTTACAAGAAATAGAAATCCCTGGCGAGGAAATATCATTCACTACACCTGTCAAAGCAGACTTCGTTGAGCAGTATGAACACATTGCAGATTTCTTCTACGATGTACAAACTAGAGGCAAATCTGCTTTGGTAAAATCTAAAGAGGATGTATCTGATACAGCACAAAAAGTTGTATCAATACTTGAAGCATTAGCAAGCAAAAAGGACAAACCAGTACACTAATTTATGGCAAAAAATCATTATATCAATAACAAAGATTTTCTTCGTGAGATGACCAAGTATCGTACGGCGATACGAAAAGCAAAGAGACTCGGCGAACCAAAGCCACAAATCCCAAGATATGTGGCTGAGTGTTTTATGAAGATCGCGGAAAATCTTTCACACAAACCAAACTTTCTTTCATATACTTTTCGAGACGAAATGGTCGCCGATGCAATTGAAAACTGCGTCATGTACGTTGACAATTTTGATCCAGCGAAATCTAGCAATCCGTTTGCTTATTTCACACAAATAGTATATTATGCATTCTTACGCCGCATTCAGAAAGAAAAGAAACAACTATACGTCAAATACAAATCTACAGAGAATGCTGGTATTCTTGATGAGTATGAACTCAACGAGAATGAAGATGGTACGTTTAGGCAGTTTGAATTGTACGAAAATATCTCAGAGTTTATTGTAAACTATGAGAATGCGCGCAAACAAAAGAAAGCCAAGAAAGCTGGTTTGGAGAAATTTGTAGATGAAGATAGCAATCCTGGGTGATACACATTTCGGCATGAGAGGCGACTCTCTTGCTTTTCATGCGCTATATAGTAAGTTTTACAAGGAAGTATTTTTCCCATATCTGTTAAACAATGGAATTACCACCATCTTTCAGTTGGGTGACTTATTTGATCGTCGGAAGTATATTTCTTTTCAGTCTCTTGCTTTGTGCCGTAAGTATTTCTTTGATGAAATATCTCGGTATAATCTAGAACTGCATGTTCTTCTAGGCAATCACGATATCACCTATCGTAACACTCTTGAGGTCAATTCTCCTGAATTGCTTCTTCAAGAATATATGAACAA